TTGTTTAAAGGTTCTTAATCAACAAAACTGGTTTAACCGATTGTCCAGTATAAACAACAAAGAGGGATTACAGCGAATGAGAGGGGAATCAACAAAGTTCTAGCTATCTTCCTTTGCCCCGATATAAACACGAGGCCTTCAACGGCCTTGAAACAATAGTTCGCCAGTAACCATCGCATATCCTATTTGAAACTAAGCCCGACGGCCTTGGATATGATTCAACAAAGCCCTTTGAACAGGGATTCTTATGCACTTACCTATCTCGGAGTAAAACGGGATTCTTTCTATTAATTAGAAAGTCTTTATATCTATGTTTAGAAAAGTAAGATAGTTTCGTTCTTATCGGATTATCTACTTATTCGAATAGATAGAATATATAGGCTTATTAGATTAATAGAATGATTCATTAAGATAACATGTTAGATGAATTGATATGTTATATTGATTAGATACAAATGCAAATAGTTCTCACAATCTCAATTGAACTTCGTCCTTTAGATTCCTAACACGAACTAAGAAGCTTACTTGAGATAATATATCTAGAGTCTACTGTATACTTTAGATAATATAACTAAACAATACAGTATGCTTGAGGTTGAGTATAGGGTAGCCCCGCTGTAGGATTGTCTAGCTAGATAGGGGGATCGGCTTTTGTCCAAAATCTCCCACTTTTCAACCCTTTTCGAGCATACTAGGGTGCCCCTGATAGACTGATTTTACGAGAGTTTTAGAGAAGGGTAGCCCCCCTGTCAGAAGAAGGGGTACAGTTTTCTGACACCGAAGTGCCCCAGGTTTTAGACTTTTTTGGTAAGAAAGTCGGTACAAACGGAGCGATATAACTAAGAATTTGTCTCAAAATTAGAATGAAATTAGAGTAAATAAGAATAGACAATAAATACACAAAATAACCAACTTATTCATGGAGGAATAAAATGGACATTACGAAAGAATTGCAGGAGAAGTTAAAGCTGTTCGAACAGATCAAGAATCATCTTGGAGAGATTCAGACGAAGATGGGGGCTTTGCAGGAAGAACAGCGGTCCGTATATAATAAAGGTCTAGAGATTAAGGGAGCCATCGATATCCTCCTTGCTCTTCAACAGAAGGAAGCGCAGACTTTAAAGGAATCTAAGACCGCAGGACTCATTTTGCCAGAAGGTGTAAAGCCGGTCGTTTCCCAGGAATCCTCGGATCCCGCAGTTGAACCAGGAAAGCCGGTAGATGCCCAGGTCCCCGCTGCCCCCGCGCTTGAGGTGAAATAACATGGCAGGGACGATTCTAGGGAAGGATCAGATCACTAAGGTTAATGTGGCCTATCGTGCCATTTATACCCATGTTAGGAACCTTATCGAGAATGCCAAAGATTCTGTGGAATTGATGCACGTTCACTTTATGGTGGATCACATCGATACCCCCGAATTATCGGCTATTTTCAGGGACTTGCCGTTTATCAGCCCAGATGAGCGTAGAGCCTTGGTACGTATGGCCATCTATGATACGGTGACGAAGAAGGATGTGGCGGTTGTGGAGGCTCCAAAAACGGACCAGGCAGGAGTCGTTCTTAAGACCGAACCTGTCGCGGCGGCGGTCTATAACCCACCGACGTTTAAGTTGAATGTAGCCACCACCGGCGACCATAAGGTGGTCTAATATGGCTATGAATTACAGCCATGATTGTCCAGATCCGTTGAATTGTAGGTGTTACGAGAATACATCAAGTTCGGGTAATTCATATACCTATGTGTACCCCTCGTTCTGCTGGACTCACAATGTTTATAATTGCCCTTGCCAGTACCTACCTAGGGTGTGTCCGAATTGTCGGAAATGTCCTACGTGTGGTAAATAATATGCCTTTTAAGCCAGGGAGGAAGAAGACAGGAGGGAGAACCAAAGGCGGTTCGCTAAAGACCTCTAGACGGTTTATTGACCAGCTTCAACGGTATGGCCTGAATGTGGCGCGAGAGTTGGCACATGGGGTGATGGCCATACAAGACCCTATAGTTCGTTTTAACGAGATTAGGAGGATTCTACCGTACCTATTGCCAGAGCTTAAGCCTATTGAGATGAAAGAATTGGAGGATGCCTCGGAGGAATCTGGATCATCGATTTCGGATGCCGACCTTTTGGGAGCATTGGAGAATAATGGAAGAAGCAAACAAGCCAAACAAGACACAAGTTCTGTACCAGCTGTGGAAGCGCGGAATCCTGCTGTACAAGCTCCGTCCCGTCCAGAAGAAGATCTATCAGAAATGGATGGAATCGAAGAGCCGGACTAAGAAGCTCGTTTGTATCGCCGGTCGTCGTCTTGGTAAGTCTACCCTTGGTTTTATTGTTTGTGTTGAAGAGGCTATTAAGACTCCGAATTCAAACATTATTTTCGTAGTTCCAGTTTTAAAGAACATTGACCGCTACGTTTCAGAGATAGCAAGGGACGTGTTTGTTGACTGTCCTAGTTCTTTGAGGCCAGAATACTTCCCTCAGAAAACTATTTATAAGTTTAATAATGGTTCCCAGATTTTTTGCGTGGGTAGTTCGAACCAGTCTTATGAGAACTTGCGTGGAGCGCGTATTAACCTCGCTGTGGTGGACGAGGCGCAACGTAATGAAGATCTAGAGATCATTGTTGATGAAGTTATCATGCCTAGTTTGATGGACTCGAACGGTTGCATGATGATTTATGGTACGGTGCCTCGCCAGCCCAACCATCCTTTCATCAGACGCTATGTTCGGGATGCTGAGAGAGATGGCGCGTACATTGAGTTCACAACTTATGAAGCTGGTTATCCCAAAGAGTGGATGGAGTCCTTCCGAAAAGAAATGTCGGAAGAGGCATGGGATCGAGAAGTTCTTTGTAAACGAAATGTAAGTACGAAGTTTAATGTTGTTCCGAACTTTTCTCCAGCAAAACATATTAAGCGTGTCCCTGATCCAGATTATTTTGCTTCGTGCATTGGCTATACGGCCATGGACATTGGAGGATCGTTAGACAACACGCATATTCCTTATGCTTACTTTGATAGCGTGAGAAAGAAACTGGTTGTTAAAGCTGAATCAGTTTGGGCTGCACAAGAAAGTCGTGTCAACAAGATCGGTGAGTCTATAAAGCAGAACGAGAAGATGCTGCCAAAAAAGATTCGACGCGTTTGTGATACAAATAATTTTATTTTAGTAGAAGAGATCAGAGAGAAGTATAAGATTGCTTTTGAAGCAGTTAAGAAAGCTCCAGGTAGTTTGGAGGCCATGCTTGAGTTACTTAATATTTGGATAGAAGCAGACAATATTGAGATAGATCCAAATTGTAAGATTTTAATTAACGAACTTAAGTTTGGTAGCTGGAACAAAACGAGAACAGATCTAGATCGTAAGACAGATAGCCATTGTGACGGTATCATGGCCTTGGCGTACATGCTTACGATTGTTAATGAGAAGCATAATATTCGGGTTACAGCGGAAGCTGAAGAGATGTTTACTCCGCCACCGAAAGATCCTCTTGATCTGAACAAGAAGAAACCGTTAGAGCCGGAGAAAGACAATTTCGACCAAGCATTCGAGTTTAAAGATATAACCTCGACTATCTGGCATAAATAATTTTAAAGGATTTACAATGGAAGATAATACAACAGATCCGCTTCAAGAGTTAATGAACGAAGCTGGAAAAAATGATTTAGATCAGATCTCTGAAGGTCCGATCTGTATTTCTTGTCCCGAAATAAAAGATTCAATGAATCCAGATAAGGATGCGTTGAAGGAATACGAATTCAGAATCCAGAAAGATATTATTGATACGCTGTCTGGAGAAATTGTTAAGCGTGAATCTTGGCGGAGACTTTATGAGGTCCTTTGGTGGAATATCTATAGTCTTTATATGTCTGGTAATAGAACTACTATTACCCCTACTCGGTCTAAAATATTTATTCCAGTTGCTTTCCAGCTAATCGAGATCGCTACACCGAAACTTATTTCTTTCCTGTCGAGCAATGACACAATTTTCGACGTTGTTCCTGATGATGTAAAAGATCAACCCATTGCAGATAATATTCAGAAATTAGTCGCAGACCAACTTGAGAAAAGCGACTTCAGCGGTACCTACGAAGCTTTTGTTAAACAGTTGTTGCTTTACGGGACTTCTTATTTTTACGTGGACTACAAAGTTAAATGGGATTGGGTTTGGGAGAGAGTCCCGAAGACAAATGACACAGTAGACGACTTCGGAGTAAATCATACCACCGTAGAATATGTAAATCAGAAGTCTTATAAGATTACAGAACGTCGTCCTAATATTACTTGGATTGATATTCTAGATGTGTTTCCACAACAGGATCACGCGAAAGTTGAAGACCAATACCCTGGTATTTGTATTCGTCGTTTTCTTGATAGAAAAGAATTCGAAAGAATGTGCGAAGGACCACAGCCGTACTTTGGAAACAAAGAACAGGTTATGGCTACTGGTTCAACAAGTAAATTTCAGGAGTCTCGCCAATTTAGAAAAGTTGCACGTGGCGAAATATCAAATCGAACTCCTACGGATATTGAGCTTCTTGAATGGTGGATGAAGTACGATTTAGATGGCGACGGAATAGATGAAGAATGCCAGATTATTATTGCTAATCGTCAGATCGTCGTTCGCGCAGTTGCTAATCCTTATTATCATCAGAAGCGTCCGTTAATTAAAGTTTGTTTCTGCAAAGTCCCTGGCGAATGGTATGGTATCGGTTTAATCGAACCAGTCATGTCGTTAATTAACCAACTGACTACAGTTCGTCGCCAGCGGTTAGACAACATTACGTTGATTTTGAATCATATGTGGAAAGTTAAATCTTCCGCTGACATTGATCCCACGAAACTTATTGCTACGCCCAATGGCATTATCCTTGTTGATAACATGGACGATGTTATGGAACTCACAGTGGCAGATGTTACGAATAGCGCATATCAAGATTGTAACCAAATTCTTAGTGACATATTTAGTGCGACTGTACCCCAAGCATTGACGGGTTCCATTGACGACATGAAGGGAACGGGATCTATCGGTGTCGGGGCTGTTCGCGCGAACATTTCACAAGCTCTTGAAAAGTTTGCAACAGCCGCGAAAGCTATCGAAGACGAAGGTATTAAGAAGTCCCTTGTGATGTTCCATGAATTGGACCTTCAGTATCTCAATACAGACGAGATCATAAGATCTTTCTACGGTAAACTATTTCCAGATCCGGCTCTTGTTTCACCAGAAATGATTCGAGCCAACGTGTCATTCAGAATGACCGTTCTCTCAGAGATGGTAAATACGGATGTAAAGGTTGCTCAAGGTCAAGCTTTCTATACTCTGGCTTTAAACGATCTTACACCAGATACGAAACAAACCATTCTCCGTAAAGTTTGGGGGATGATGGGGAACGACGAAGATGACATTATGATAAATGGTGCCACTCCGGTTAATGATACAGGCCAAATTACCCTAGGAAATCTTTTTGGACAGCCAAATACGCCAGCTGTTTCAGGATCGCTTCCTGCTCCTGTACCAGTTGCTCCTGCGCCTGTTCTTCCGACTCCTGGCGCGCCAAGTCCTGGTACACCAGCTCCAGCTAAGATTGCTCCATCTGCAACGGCGGCTCAAGGATCAACGATACTAAGACAGGCAATGGGTGGTCAAATGGCTCCGACGCTGAAAGGTGTTCGACCAATTCCTGGTGCCATGGGGTCAGAATAATATGCCATATAAAATAGAAAAGCGTGGCGACAAGTACGAAGTCATTGCCAAAGATACAGGAAAGTCAAAGGGAAAGAGCGTGTCTCTTGAAATGGCGAAGGCTCACATGAGAGCTTTGTATGCCAACGAAGGTATATCAAAAGGTTTAAAGAATACATAAAGTACCGATCTTGGAGGATCAGTATGTTGAGTACAGAAATAAGACGAGATGATCGTGGAGTAGATCGCTGCAATAGACAAATTTTTACAGCGGTACAGAAAGTTGCTGGAGACGATTCAAAAGGTTATAAAAACGTAGAAGCAATTTGTGGCATGCCCATTATCCAAAGAATTTCTGATGGTGTAAAAGGATGTCCTAGATGTGACAAGGAACCAGCAGTTGGAAATGTTCATCCTAGAACGACAAATGCTTCACAAACGAGCTTAACACCACAAGAACTAAAAGAGTGTGGTCTTAATCCAGATGGAACTCGGATTGACGGAAAGATTATAGAGCAAAAATCGGTAGAAGTTGCGGAAATACCTGTGGAGGGTAAAGTTATGGAGGAAGGTAAAGCAGTATCAAAGAATATAATCGAAATTTGGACGAATGTCGAAACTCTAGAACAGAGCAATGATATTCCGGCTATGCTGATTAAAGCAACCGTTGATGCCATGGATAAGTTACCAGTTGCTAATTATGGCGAGAGTCGAAGACTAGACAAAGTGCGCCAGAAACTTGAAGCTCTTTTGGCGGTGTAACCGTGGATTATCAAGCCGAATTAGAAAAATATCCAAATGCTTCTGCAGAAGAAAAAGCCGAACTTGAAAAGCTTGCTTCGTGTCAGAAAGATATTGCCATTGCCGGATCAGCAGAAGACTTTATTAGGCATCCTTTCTTTAAAACTTTTGAGAATCATTTGAA